AGTCGCTAGAATTAGCATTTGATAAGATTGGTGGTGGTGCTTAATTGCATCAATCTTGCCCCTTTAGTGGACTTGTCCATATTATGTTGTTTCTTTGCGAGCTTTCAGACCTGCGCACCAACCCTGATTTTTCAGCTTTGATTAATATTTTTCTTACCTCCGCTGTTGGCATTTCAAAAACGTGTGCCACATGCCTCGTAGGCGGGCCGTATTTCAAATGAATTACATACTGTATTATTGCGCCTTCTTGAATATTCATCAATATTGCTCCTTTGGCGGTGATGGTAGCGGCATCCAGTGGGTTACGTTTAAATGCTCCCATACAACAAGGGTCTTTTTAAAGTTTCCTGCTCTATAAATTGATTGAAAAACACCGTCATAACTGGAAAAACTAAGCACTGATTGAAGCTCATCAGGCAGCTTATCCTCAACACTAATCCATTGATTCTCAAGCTCTGCAATACGGCTAGACACAGCGTTATTTATAAGCTCATCACGGCCTCGTATGATTGCCTCAAGCTCTACAATGCGCTTCTTTAGCTCCCGAATTTCCCGCCATGCTTCACGCTTGTCTTTTTCTTCTTGTGCCCATGCTGTTAGTCTCATCATTTCTTTCCTTTAGGTTTAATATTTACTTTATAATAAAGCATCTTTTTTGATTTTACTACAGGCATTTGTCATTATTTTATTTTGTGTTAAAATGTAAACTAATCTTTACGGTACTAAGTACCTCAATCAACCTCAAGGGTTTAACATGTTAAACGGGCTAGACAAGATAGACGGGCTAACGCCTGAGCAAATAGAGGCAGTTAACGGTCTCGCAGGTGGATTAATCAGCAAGAAAACTGAGCTGGAGGAGAAGCTTTCTAAGGCTAAGGGTTCGCTAAGTTCTGAAGAATCTGCACAAGAGAAATTACGAATTCTAGAGGCTAATATTGAAAGACAGCAGCTAGAATCAAAAGAAAACTACCAGGGCGCGCTATCTCTCAAAGAGCAAGAATACAGCATCGCACTGGAAAAACTTACGGCTGGCACAACTGAGAAAGATGCGCTAATACATAAGCTGTTGGTCGATAACGGTTTAAGCACCGAGCTTGTGCAGTATGGAGTTAGTAAGGATTTGATGCCACTAATTCAGCAAGCGTTATCATCACAAGCAAGCATCGTCGATGGTCAAGCCATGATTGGCGAACAATCACTAAGTGAATTCATGAAAGTATGGGCAGACTCACCCCAAGGCAAAGCCAGCCGAGTTGCAGTAAGTAATTCAGGTGGTAATGGTGTAGGTGGTGCTGGAAGCTCAACACCCAAACAAATGAAGGATATGGATGGTCAAGAGCGTACAGCTTTATTCCAGTCTAATCCTGTAGAATTTAATCGCCTAAAAGCAGAAATGCAGGCACAAAAAAAGTGAGTAAATAACAATGGCTTCAACTCAAATTAGTGATGTAATCGTACCAGAAGTATACGAAACGTATATGGCTGAAAACCTTCCAGAGAAAACAGCGTTTTTCGATTCTGGTGTAGTTGTACGAAATGGCATGTTAGATGGTAATGCAACTGAAGGCGGAAACACAGTAAACCTTCCCTTCTGGCATGATTTAGACCCTACCGTTGAACCTAACGTGTCTGACGATACGACTGGCAGCGCAACACCTAACAAACTTGGCACAGGCAAACAGATTGCACGTTCTGCTTATCTAAACCAATGGTATTCAAACACTGACCTTGCTGGTGAATTAGCTGGTAGCGATCCGAACCAACAAGTAGTTAACCGTTTTGGTACTTACTGGACACGTCAATGGCAGCGCCGTTTGATTGCATCTTGTGACGGTATCTTAGCTGATAACGTTGCTAACGATTCAGGCGATATGGTTGTTGATGTAGCCGCTGAGATTATCGGTTCGCAAACTGCTGCAACTAAGTTCAACGTTGATAGCTTCGTTGATGCTGTTGCGACTGCTGGCGATGCTGGTTCTATGTTCACTGCTATATGTGTACATTCACAGATAATGGCTCAAATGCGTAAGAACAACGACATTGACTTCATTCCTGATAGCTTAGGTAACTTAACCATTCCTACCTTCCAAGGTTTACGCCTTATCGAAGATGATGGAATGACTGTCACTGCCGGTGCTACTTCAGGCTTCAAATATACCTCTATCCTGTTCGGTGGCGGTGCATTTGGTTACGGTGAAGGTTCACCTTATATGCCTGTTGAAGTTAACCGTGAAGCTAAACAGGGCAACGGTGGTGGTATTAATGAAATCGGCGAACGTAAGACTTGGTTGTTGCACCCATTCGGTTTTGCCGATGTTGGTACACCTGCTAGTGAGTCTTATACTCTTGCTGAACTTCGTGCTGCCACTACTTGGAATCGTGTTACACAATCACGTAAGACCATTCCTTTAGCTTATCTCATAACTAATTGATAAGTACATTGACCTAGCGGTACATTAAGATTAAAATGCCCCTTAGATAATTTCAAAGGGGTATTTTTATGCGTGTAAGTAAAGGAGATATTTTTGGTACTTTACTAGTATTAGGTAGAAAAGAAGCTTTACGGGCTAGTGGAACTAAAAAACTATTGTGTACTTGCTTGTGTGATTGCGGTAACACAAGCGATATAGAAGTTGGCAATCTGACAAGCGGTAACACAAAGAAGTGTAATAAGTGCGCCATATTGAGCAGAGCTAACCATAGAAAGAAACATTCATTTTCAGTGGCAGAAAAAGGCACTATTGAATATAAAATGTACAATACTTGGTTAGCTATGAAAAGGAGATGCAACAACAAAAAAACAAAAGACTATCCTAGGTATGGCGGGAGGGGTATAAAGGTTTGTTTTGAATGGGATATTGATTTTAATGTTTTTTTAAATGATATTGGTTTACCACCTTCAATGGGACATCAAATAGAGCGAGTAAATAATAATAAAAACTACACAAAAAACAATTGCGTATGGGCTACGAGGAAAGTGCAGGCCAACAATAAAAGAAACAACAAAGTGATAACAGCCTTTGGTTTATCTCTAAATCAACAGCAATGGGCAGACAATACAGGTATAAAAAGAGAAACCATAGCAAAGAGACTTGACCGAGGATGGGATAGTGAGCGAGCGGTTACAAGATAGTTTTTGTTTGTGGTATAATAAATAAAATCTAATCATTTAGGAATTGACATGGCTAAGAATATAGAAGGCAACGAAATAGGTGTAATCATAGAAGCTGACGACCTATTAACTCAAATAGCTAAACAGCGCGTATCTAAAAAAGTAGTAGCACCAAAGCCGAAAAAGAAAACAGCTAAGGTTGTTTCGGAGGATTAATCATGGCCGAAGAAGATAAGCAAAACAAAGAAAAGTTTGCAAAACCAGACTCTCAACAGTTCAGAGCTTTTTACGTTCAAAAGAAACGCAAAAAACGTAAAGAAGAGCAAGCATGATAGAGCGCGCCAGATATTCTATTCACGGTATACCTAATGACTTAACTACAAGTGACCGTATTAATATACGCCGTTTAAAAGTTGATCAAGACGATACTAACTATGTTTTAGGGACTCAATTTAGAATAAGTATACCTTTGACTGTTGATGATGTCGCGCCTGTTGTTTTAAAATTTGAAAGCCCAATAGATTTTGAATTGATAGAGCAAGGTTTAGAAACTCATCAAAGCGGTATAACTTTTGAGGCGTATAGAAGCACCCAAGGGACAGAGACAGGTGTATATAATACCGCTGTACCTGTTTATAAAAACAACATTCAATCTACGGTTATGGGATATACACAACAAGCCACTATTACAACGGGCGGCGGATTTACGCCAGATGTGGGACAAACGGCTGTTGAAACATTAAACGCTTTATCGGCATCTGCAACCGCGCAAAGGTCAACTGTATTTGCTGGGGCTTCAGGTAAACGAGGTTTAGCGGCTGGCATTTATTATTTGTCATTTTCAAAGTTGGGCGGGTCTGGTACAGCGCTCGGTGTTTATTCATTAATTTTTAACGAGAACTAAAACAATGGCACAAAATTTAGTAATACCAAACAAAGATAATAAAGTTGTATTTGTTTTCGGCGGGATAGACTTAACCATTGCGACTGATATCCTGGTTGATTTTGGTGCTGAGACATATACCAAGCTACTTAACCCGACTGTTGTTGTGGTTGAGAGCGCAACCGAGTTAAGTCTAGACCTATCAGGTACAGCCGAAGTCGGCAAGGTGTTTGCAACTGTTACATACAAAGACGGTGCAAGTGTATACGGTACAGACATCACATCTAGAGAGCTTGGAAACGCTGAAAAGATTGTGGTTGCCATAGGTACGCAGTTAGTAATTGAAGACGGTACTATTGTTGCTGATGCTAATAGCTTTGTGACTGACGCAGAGTTTAAGCAATACGCTGGTATTCGCAATTTTGATGTACCAGCTACACAGCCAGACCGTGAAGCTCTTTTGATTCAAGCTATGGACTATTTGTTTAGCAAAGAACAAAGCATGAAAGGTTCGCGGGTTAATGCCACTCAAGAGCTAATGTATCCTCGCTCTGGTGTGTGTACAAATAACTTTACAGTTGCAATCACCGATATCCCATCAGAGCTTAAAAAAGCGCAGATGGAATTAGCAGCGCAGGCCAATGAGTCAGCATTACTGGTAAGTGGTACAACTCAAAACCTGGCATCGTTCAGTGTGGATGGTGTTTACTCGGAATCATATTTTAGTGGGGGCAACTGGGAGCAGGTAAGAACTGATAGAGCAGATGCATATCTAGACCCGCTGCTAGATAACAACGGGTCAAGTAATATGATGTTTAGGGTTTAGACAATAAAAGACCTAAAAGTGTAAAGATATATAAGAGTAATGAAAGCGGGGCGAACAGTAACCACACTGCATCCAAACCGCTAATCTTACCATCTTCCTTAAACGCCCTAAAAGATACCCAACCGTGGACAATATAAGCAAATATGCAATAACCTATTAAAAAACTAATCATCTTTTTTATCCTCCATTCTCCACTTGTTGGCTTGAATCAATTCGCTTCGAATATCAACCATCACGTTAAGACGGTGATTGATTTTGAAATACCAGCAAAACACTTCACGCAATACTAAAAATATTGAAAGGCTCAAAGCTATTAACATAAATATTAGGGCGGCGGCGTTAGTCATTTATTTATTCTCCATTTGGGTTGTCATTAAGTCATATTGGGTTTTCGATATTACTACCACTTGCTTTTTCTTAGATATAATCAATACAGGCTCTTCAGTTAAACATGTTAAATCCATAATCTGTTTAAGATTACTTCGGGCTTCTGTGTAATTGGTTATGTGCATTAATACGCCTCTCAGTTAGTTAAGTACTTAGCCTAGTACACTAATACGTACATAGCTAGTTTTATTTAAATATAATTGAATTAGGTGGTATAATCGCGCAATACATAGCAGGGGCAAAGAATGAGCGCGGCAAGCATACAAACAAAGATTAAAAGGGGTTTAGCCAAGGCTGTCAACAAGACAGGTTCGGCTGTTAGCGACTCCGTATATCTTATCAAAACCACTACTGTCGGCGGCTCTCCGTTGGGTGGTGGCACAACTACAAGTGCAAGCACATTATTACCTAATGCTATCTTTAAATCATATGATGCCAAGATGTTTAACGAAACAATCCTAGCAGGTGACAGGCTTCTAGTCTGTGACAATGTAACACCAATAGTTCAAGGCGATACAGTGCAACAAGGCGCGTTGTTTTACCTCGTAATCAACGTAGACGTTAAAGCGCCTACATCTGACACGTTGGTATACATTTCCCAGGTAAGGTTGAAATAATGCCGCTTGAGGGTTTAGGTAACGTCAAGAAGGCGATTAATCAAACAAAGGTTAATGCTAATAGAGATATTAAGTCTATGTACTTTCTAGGTTTAAAGGTAATAATTAAAGCTACCCCAGCGGAAGAAGGCAGAGCGCGTAACAACTGGTTTTTAACTGTTGGTAGTGCATCAGGCTTATCTGGTAGAGAGAAGGACAAGGGCGGCAACGGTTCACTATCAAGCTTAGATGGTATACCCAGTTGGATATTAAACAAGAAGATATTCCTAACAAACAATATGCCATATATTGAAATGCTAGAATATGGCGGATACCCGAACCCAAGCAAGGGTAAGAAAACAACAAGCGGATACAGTAATCAGCTAAGACCTTTTAAGTCTCCCAAAGGTTGGGTAAGGGCTACATTAATTGACATGGCTGACAAGATAAGGGCGTTTTCAAAATGAGTTATCTAGATACAAAGCAGGCTTTAATCACTCAGTTTTTAGCCGCCTCGGTTACAGGTTTAACGGCTGATGATATCGGCTATCAGAATAAGTTTTTCGACCCATCTAACAAAGCGTTATGGGTGTCTTTGCATTTTATTCCTGCCACATCACAAATGATGGGTAAGACTGTAACAGACAACAATGAAGACCGAGGAGTGTTCCAAGTTAGCGTGTTTGTTCCACTGGATAATGCAAACTATGACAACGTACAACTGCAGGCTGTTGACGAGGTGTTAACAGGGTTTCAATATAACACGTCAACAGTGTATAATGGGCAACAAGTGGACATATTAGAATCAACAGTAAACCAAGGGCGCGAAAGTGAATCATGGTTTCAACGAGATATATCAATTAACTATTTAACTTTTAGTAACAGAGGGTAAGACAATGGCAGGTGAAATTAACGGCACTAATGTAGTAATCGAGAACAGCGTAGGTGTGATTGTAGGCCAAGGCACTGGTACATTAACTTGGAACGCTACACCTATTGACATTAGTAACAAATCTAATGGCGATAGCGTTTCATTGATGGATGGCGAAGGTGCTGGAAAGCAATTACAGTATGCTTGTGAGTTTGTATACAACACAGGTGCAACCTTTCAAACCATCAGCAATGATGCGCATAACAACACCATGGACACGTATACAATTACTATTCCATCTGGCGGCACAACTGACGAGTCATACACAGCTCTAATGATGCCAACGGGCTTGAGTGTTGCTGTCCCATATGGTGATAAGATGACTTCAAGTGTAACATTCTTGTCAAGCGGTGCTGTAACTCACGTCCCTTACGTAGCGTAGTATATGATAAATCTTTGCTATAAAGAGTATGAGTACAAAATAACGTTGGGCGCGTGTAAGTATTTTTACGAGCAGACAGGTAAGGACTTACAGCATAGTTTGCTGCTTTACCTTGAAGCTTGTGATACTTCGCGCGATATGCCCAGCATATCTAGGTTGCGTGTATTTCATGGCTTACTAAGTGCCAGTGATGCGTCATATCTTTTTTATTCTGTTATCAAACAGGTTGACAGTGGCGTATCTCTTGATGAAATTCAAGACGGTATGCACAGGGTTAGCTGGATGCCTACAGAGTCAGAAGACGGACTGTGTGAGCCTTGGCCTTTGATAATGTTGGGTTTGGCTACAGATGCTAATACCTATTTTTCTGAGATAGCTAAAAAAAAAGTGGCTTCTTAGGACAGCAAGCAACTAAGCTCGAATCATTCGCATTTAATTACTGGGCGTGGTTCGAGTACGCTGTTAACGAATTAAAGATACAGCCATCAGAAGCTTGGAAACTAGACTTAGTTGAAATAAACAAACTAGCCAAACTATCCAAAACTAATGATATAGATACTAGCATCATGCTCAATTTTGAGCGCATAAAAAACGGGGCGGATAGGTCATGGCTTCAGAAGAATTGATAGTAAAGCTGGACGCCAGAAC